TAGTGCCTGTGTACTCGTCAACTGCTTCATCAAGGATGTCACCAAACGCTCTGAATGGCACCTCAATCGTATTAATTTTCATGTGCTGGGTACTAGCCACCAACGCGTTAACCTCAACAATCCGTTTCTTAAATCCAATGCGTGTGCCTGTCTGTAGCTTTAGGTCTACCGGCATGGTTACCGCTTTTACAGAGATAGGCAAGCCTACCTCAAATTTAGTAGTTGATGAGCGTGGGAATGTAACTGTGCCACCGCCTGGTACTGCTTGGTTAGCCTGTACAGATCCATCAAGAATAACATTAACTGTTTCTGTAGCTACATGGCTCATGGATACAGATGCAGCAGCTCCACCAGTTTTAGCGCAATCTGTAAGCAAGTCGTTGTCAAATGCCTCTACAAAGTATTGGAATGTGCCGTTTACGTTGCGCTTGACTACTACATAGATGGTTGATATATCTACACCTACATCCACAAAGGATCCATCTACAGTAATAAACTCGGATGGGGCAATGACGTTTTGGGCGCGTAGCAATGAGAACACAGCCATCATGCCGTCATCTGCATTAGTAATTAGCAGTAAGTCGTTCTCATCAGTAGCCACAGACCTACGCAAAGCCATACGAGTTGGAGTACGCAAGAGATGGCCAGCAAGCAACGATATCTTTTGCGTGACGTATGTAAGCTGCGTATCAGTATAAGCAAACTCATTTAATGATTTCCCTTGTCGTTGTACAAACAGGGTGCCAGACTCTAACTGTTGAACCCTAACACCTTCTTTAATGCCGTTACGGCTTGCTGTTTTAACAAAGAAATTCGTTGGAGTAACTGGGTCAAGGCCGTTTTGAGGAACATAAAATTCACCTCCTGTTGTAAATACTTGTAAGTCTCTACCAGAGATAATGTCAACAATAGCGTTGAATGTGTTGGTGTCTAGTGTAGCCTCAACCGCATCGTCATCCAAGCCTTCTGTTGGGTCAAAGTCAAAGAACAGTCCAACCTTAGAACCCCATATGGTAGAGGGGCGCGACTTCGATCCACCGAAATATAGGCGGCCTTCATGGAATGTTACCGAGCGTGGATAGCCTTTACCAGCACTCCATACATTTTCATAGCCTGACTCGTATTCCCACGAACCATTAGCAATGGCAGAGGTATTAAAGAATGGGAACTCTGTAATAGCATCTACTGAAGTGCCAGATGTGTACTTAACAATCTTAGCCCTACCTTGTGGAGATGCGTTGACGTATTGGCCAACACTTCCAGCCACAAATACAGAGGAGCTGGCGGTTAATGTAATCTTACCCGATACAGCCGATGGTGTTAGCGTACCCGCTGGATTAGAAAAAGCAGCGGTAAAAGCATACTTTGGAATAGAGTCGAAAGTAATTGCTGTGCCTGTCCATGTAGCATCTGTGCCACCGCGAACAATCTTAATTGGATTAATGTCGGGATGAACCACAATAAGCGTATCGGCAGATTGTGTCCATACAATGTTTGCCAACCTAGCTCCAGTAAGCCCCAATGCAGATGTATCTAAATAATTATTAGCACCACCATTAATGGCTGTAATCAAAGCCTTATTCTTAAAAACGTGCATCCGATTATGCGTAAAGCAAAGCATATAGGAATCCGATGTGCTGAACTCAAACTCAACCAATCGAGTTCCGTTGCCAGCAGACTCTGTGCTAGTGTTTGGCAAGGATGAAATGTATTTGGTGCCAGGTCTACGTCTAATGCCACCCTGTGGCTGACACACTACGTTGGTGGCCTCTTCTAATGCGTTCTGATAGGCAGCCAAATCAACCCTTGCTCGGAGCAATGGGTCTAACTCACCAGTAGAAAAGTTTGTCTGGATAGAGACAAAGCGAGCCATTAATACCTCACAGCAATAAGTGAGAAATCGTTAATTGCGTTGGTTGGTTGGTTAAGGCCATCAATGTTCATAGCCTGTCTTAGATATCCACCTCTGCCATTTTCAGCTGGTGAGCCAACAGCGACAGATTGCCAATACTGGCTCTTCTCTGTTTGGTCTGTAATAGGTAATGCAAGGTGCCAAGTCATCATGTACTTGAGCAATTGCACAAAATAGCTGGGCATTTCAAACTCAGGTACAGCGTATTGATAGTCAATATAAACCTGTTGATAATCGGTAAGCAGTTTGCTACCCATGATTCTGTATTCTTTGCGTGGCGGGATGCCTGTGGCATTAGTGTCATATACCGCTCTTGGGGATCCTAATCGGTCTCCAGGCAACTGATATTCGTAGCGGTACTCGTTAGTAGGTGTTGTTACTAATTGAGCAATAGAGGTCTTTTTAAAGCTAAATGACCAAGGGTAAAGCATAAGGGCTTGATTGCGAATATCCGCATATAAGCGGTCTGCAATCGATGCCTCATCAGTTCCTTCATTAAATGAGGAGATTGGCTTTGCGCCTAACATCACGCAAGCATCAGAACATATTGATAGTGCGGTATCGCCAGCTGCCATTTAAATCTCCAATGTAAGAATGGGCTATCGCCAGTTTTGCCAGCAATAGCCCATCTTGTTACTAGATACTATTAGTCAGTATCGGTTGCACTTACAGTTGTACCATCAGCAATGTCAACCACACCAGCTGAAGACACAGCGTTGACGTAAGTCAACACTAAGCTGGGGGTAGTAGCGTCATAGACAAAAATAATGTCACCCACTTTTAACAGCGATGCAATGCTGTCAAAGTAGCTTACAGTATTAACTGTAGCTTGGGTGTCTGTTGTTTTATATAAATACATCGATGGTGCATTACCAGACTTCGATGCACAAACAGTTACTAAACCAGTATTAGAATATGCCATATCATTCTCTCCTTAGATTAAGATTCGCGAGCGGTGATTTTGACAATACCCTCATCATCGATGTTAATTGCACCGGCTGAGAAAATGCTGTTCACGAGGAACGAGGTCTTCTCAGGGATGTAGTTAACTTCGGTGCGTGGAGCAATAGCTTCTGCATAGCCGATGGCATCTTTGTGGAAAGCAAAGCAAGTGCGGTCTAAAGACGCATCAACTGCTAGGCCACCCTCAGAGCGGTCACCAAGGATATGGAAAGTAAAGCCCAAGAACGTATTGATTTCACCAGCAACAAGTGCTTTAACAGTATTGAAGTCAGAGCTAGTTACAGCTGTCTCAGACAACAACGATGCTAAACCATTTGCGTGGAGGATAATGTGACGGCCCTCTGGAGGTACGTTATTTTTATCCAATAACTTTTTAGCTTCACGCAACTTGGCTACGTTCATGTTGGTATCGCTACCACCGATATCGTTAGAAACAGTCAAGCTGGTGCTAGATGCTGTCAAAGCATCAAGAATCAACTGGTCTTGTCTACGGCCAATAGCGTGGCCTAGAACTTGTACAAGCTCTTGGCGCTCATCAAAGTTAACTTTAGCCTGGCTGAAAATGTCGCTGTACTCAGCGGCATTAAAGTCAGATAGGGTGCAAGTTACGCTTGAAAATGCTACGTTTAATGGGGTTACATCAGATTGACTAATGCGTGGGGTAGCCACACCTTTGCCAACTTTTGGAAATTTAACTGTAGAACCTTCTACTCCTCTACGCTGACGAACAGCACCTACCAGCATTGCTTTGCCCTGGAAAGCCTGTTTTACCTCAGCATCAAAGAGGGTAACAAAGGCATTAGATAATGAAATGCTCATGTGTTTCTCCTAAATAGGTAAAAAATAAATTGGGTTTTTGCTTTGGTGTGCCTGTTGCCAGGGCCTACGCTTGCTACTTGCGGTAGCCAATCGTCAGATTAATCTGCATCAAGGGCCAACTAAATGGTATGCCTTAATGAGTTTCTAGCAGAAATGTAGGAAAAATACAACATCTAGTGAAATATTTTTTACATCTACTAAATGTGGATAAAAAAACCCCCGGCAAACTGCACCGGGGCAAGGGTCACTCTCGTGAGGAGATTCTTTATATTAGCCGAAATTTTGAGCAAACATCTTCTCAACCTTGGCTCGGTAGGCTGGATCTGTTTTGTACTTAGGATCGCCAACCATTTGGTACAGCTCGTCTTTGGAGGGAGCGCCTTCAATGGGTACAGACTCAACTGGGATGCGAGAGCCTTCATAGGTCTCACGCAGTTTCATTAAAGCCTTTAAGCCCTTGGCTGTACCGCCCATGTACTTAAACTCTTCAAAGTCATCTTTACCCCAAACCCCTTTGTTTACAAGGTTTCTAGCCCAATCAGTCATTCCTTTAATAATGACATCTGCGTTAGGGCCAAGAGCTGCCTTTTCTTCAGCAAGTGATCTGGTAACAGACTCTACTTTCTCTGCCCCCATACCAACAACCTTGCCGACTAAACTATCTAATGCGAGTTGCGATATCCCATTTTCCTTAGCCCAATCCATGACGTGGCTACGAACTGGGTCATTCTCTGGAATTGCACCAAATGCGGATGCATCATACTTACCATCTGCGGGTGCCT